AGCTTTGCAAGAACTAAAGGCAACTAGTGAATACTTTAATAACTGGGGGGATATGTTAACCATATTAAAAGCCACTTGGAAACAAAACGGACACGGAGCTTTTAACGCTAAAGCTTTTAGAAGACACGAAGAAGATTTAATTCAAAAGACAGCTAAACAAGAAACAGAAGCATTAAAGAAAGGTCCAATCAAATTAAACTTTAAAAACAAAGACCAACTACAAAGAATGGTTAATAAGTACGGAGTAGACAGCGACAGAAACCGAGGACTACTCAGGAAGTTTTTAGAAGAAACAGTAGAAGGAGAACCTACAACAGCTGTAGGTAAAATGCTAGACCCATTGTTTTCTGTCAGTTTTAGAGTGATGGGACTTTTCGATCAACCTTTTGTATTTATGGGTACTATGAGAGCTTTGCGTTCACAAGCTATGCAAGAAGGATTACTTAAAGGTTTAGAAGGTAAGGCACTTGATCAGTTTACTAAAAAGAGAATGAGCGAAGCCTTAAAAAGAGATGGTGATGTTTTGACTTGGGCACAGAATGAAGAGTTTCACGAGGCTTCTGAGTTGGGTTTCTCGATGGTGTATCAACAAGAGTATGCAGATAAAGTAATATCTAGATTAGCTAGAGACTTTTCTAGGTGGAGCAGATCAAGCGAAGATGCTTATCGTGATCCTATAAAAATAGTTTCTAGATTATTGGTTCCTTTTATTAAAACACCTACGGCTATTGCTCAATGGACAGTTGATAATTTACCAGTGTTAGCTCATTATAATTGGGCTAAAGCTACATTGGGTAGTACTCGTTCAGCTAAAAAACTAAAAGAAGTTGAACAAACTATATTAAAAAATACAGAAGCTTTAAAATCTGATGTTATTCCTAAAGAGGAAATAAAAAAGATAGAGGATGCTAATGAAGTTTTATTTGAACAAAGAAACGAATTAACTCTTAAGAAAGCGGAAGAACAAGCAGAGGCCGCAGCAAATGGTATATCAAGTACAGTATTGGGTGCTGGTATTATGACTGGAATAGCCACTGGAAACATTACAGGCAGTGGAGCACATTTAAGTGACGACCAAAGAGCTAGGTTAAGAGAAGCTGGGTGGAGGCCTAATACATTATACATAGGAGGTCACAAAATAGATTACAGCAGATTTGAGCCGTTCTCTACTATGATGTCTGTCCACGCCGATTTGGTTCACTATCTGATGCTATCCGGGGAAGAACTTACGCCAGACGACCAAGAGTGGTATAATGTTTTGCACGCTTCCTTTGTTACGAACTTTTCAGATAAGTATTTCCTTAGAGGTTTAAAATCTGTGTTTAGCTTGTTAGATTATAAGCCCGGTAACTACGCAATGGAATCAGCTGCTGTAGATTTCTTGTCTTCGTTTTCACCGTCTTTATTAAGAGACCTAAATCAAGTTAATCAAGAGTTTCAAACCAGAGCTAACAGTTTCAAGGATAAGTTATTAGAACGATCTGCTGGAGTGTTTCCGGGTTTATACGCACGTAATTTATTAGGAGAAAAGGTTGAGAGGCAGTGGCAACGGGAAGGTGCTTGGGGTGTTCTTAGTCCTGTTTATTTCGCAGAAGATAAGCGTGATAAGTTAATGACAGAGTTAGCTTCTATAAGAGAAGACGTAGGAGGTCGTTATAATTTTAATAAAACAGAAAAAGAAAAGATAGATACAAGAGACTTTAAGAACCCTAAGACTAAGCTATCTTTATACGATGAGTGGATGGATAAAATGTCTAAAGTAACGCTTGGAGGTAAAACTCTTAGACGATCACTAGAAAGTTTAATAAAGACTCAGCGATACAAGAAAGCACCTAACTTTGAAGTAAGTGGCGTTGAAGATACAAAAGCTAAACTAGTTAGAGAAAAACTAAAACAATACAGAGATAGGGCTTGGAAAGAAATTCGTAAAGATAGAAAAATTAGAAAATATCAAAACGCACAAGGCGAGGCTTGGTTTGATGTTATCACTGGAAAGCTTTTAGAGCCTAACCGAAGAACCACAACTTCTGATGATATTGTAGACATATCATTACCTAAGCAATAATACTTGCTCTTCTCACTCAATAATTAATAATATACACTTAACATCATGGCTAACACTTTCCAAGATTATACAGCGACAGCCGACCAGACGGACTTTGCTTTTACTTTTGATTACTTAGAAGACGAACACGTTACAGTCGAGATTAACGGTGTTGTTAAAACATTAGGTCCAACAGCTGACTACACTATTGAAACTTCTCCGACTAAAAAGATTGTACTTACTACAGGAGCAACAGCTGGACAAATCGTCCGAGTACGCAGAAAGAGCCAACCTAATGATAACCTTGTAGACTTTGTAAATGGTTCTGTATTAACGGAATCGGAGTTAGACAGAGCGTACCTACACAATCGTTATCTTGCTGAAGAGATCAGTGAGTTAAATGATGCGTCGTTGCAGTTAGAACAAGGCGGTACACAGTGGGACGCTAAGAACAAACGTATTACAAATGTAGGCACTCCTACTGCTTTAGCGGACGCTACAACGAAAGCTTATGTAGACGGTATTGCTTCTGCTATTGCTACGGGTGTTGGGATTACTCCAGACTTTAATAAATTCACAGGGGACGGTACGACTGATACATTCTCTCTTTCCTTTACTACAAACGGTGTAGCTTCTTCTGCTGTATTAGTATCTATTAACGGTGCAGTACAAGACCCAGACGACTACACAATAGCAGGTGGAGCAGATGAGATACAGTTCGATACACCACCAGCAAATCTTTCAGAAATCCTTGTTATTGAACGGGGATATAAAGTATCAACAGACATTCCAACGGAGTATGATTGGGGAAGTGTAGCCACTGATCCTGTATCGGCTTCTTATTCTTACGGACAAATAGTATAACACATTATGAGTATTGCAGTACAAATTCGCAGGGGAACCGCAACGCAGAACACTAGTTTTACTGGTGCTGCCGGGGAACTCATCTACACAACAGACGACAAGAAACTTCACGTACACGACGGATCGACCGCAGGTGGTACACTTGTTAGCGGAGGGACCGGAGACATCACTGCTGTTATCGCCAGCACCGGACTGAGTGGAGGAGCTACTTCTGGGGACGCTACATTAAGTATCGCAAACGGTGGAGTAGATACCACGCAATTAGCCGATGAGGCTGTAACTTCCGCAAAGCTTGCACTTACGCTAGACTTCGGATCAATCGTATAAGACCATCATGCCAAATATATCAGTACAACTTAGAAGAGGTACAGACACCGAGCACAGTAGCTTTGCTGGAGCGGAAGGTGAAGTAACAGTAGACACAACAAACGATACGTTACACGTTCACACCGGAGGAGGTGCAGGTACTGGTGTTCGTTTAGCAAAGCACAGTGAATTACCAGCTGGAGGTGGAGGTACGGTAGTTTCTATAGCAAGCGGAACAGGACTGACAGGTGGTCCTATTACTACAAGTGGTACACTTAGTTTAGCTTCTATAGCGAACCTTAGAGCACTTGGTAATGTAAGTGGAAGTAATGCTGCTCCTACGGAAGTTGAGATAAAAGACGAGGACGCTATGACATCCAACTCTGCTACTGCACTTGCCACGCAACAAAGCATCAAGGCGTATGTGGATGCTCAGGTTGTAAGTAAGTGGGATAGTGGATGGATAGACCAAGACGACCAAGGCACCCCAGTAAGCGTAGGTAATGGAGCTACTATGATTTTAGACCACGACTTAGGCGATGCTGCTTTAGGTGCTGTCTTCTCAGTGTATGCAGCGGAAGACGCAAGCGGTACAAACAGACAGCAACAGTTGCATGAAATAGTTAATATAAGTAATTCACAAAATCCTAGAGGTATAACTATTACAGATATAACAAACACAACGATTACAGCTCAATTAGCACCTAATGGTTACACAATTAATAGTAGTGGTTTATTTGCAAATGTTGATTGGGGTACTGGAACTGGTGACTATTCCCATATCAGAGTTGTTTTAGTAGGGTAACATGTAATGATCGAATCTCTATCTGGTCTATTAAACACCGCTCTAGCTATTGCCCTTGGAGTTATCGGTTGGATTATTAAACGCATAATCGAACGCTTAGACATTGGTGAGAAAAGAATGACTAAGATAGAGGTGGAGTTAGCTGCACAGCGGGAAAGAGATAGAGCTGTTGAAGCACGGATCGCAAAGGTAGAAGAAGCACTTAAAGAAGTTCACACTAAATTAGATCGTATGATGGAGGTATTAGTACAGAGATGAAACAAGGATTATACGCAAACATCAATAGAAGAAAGAAGCTAGGCATCAGTCGTAGTAAAAAGAAGTCAACGATTACACCAAAAGCTTACGCTAATATGAAGCGTGGGTTTAAGAAGAAGTAAAGATGAGGTCTGCCTCTGTATCTTTAAGAGCTTCTGATAAGTCTGCTAAAGGCGGTCTTAGTGAATCAGGTAGGAATAGAATAAATAAACTTACTGGCTCCAACCTTAAAAGACCTCAGCCCGGAGGAGGTCCACGTAAGCGTTCCTTCTGTGCTAGGATGTCTGGCGTAAAGGGACCGATGAAAGACAGTAAAGGTCGTCCTACTCGTAAAGCTTTAGCTCTTCGTCGTTGGAAGTGTTAACTCATGGCTAGACCTCCTAGAAGACCTGTAGTACGTCCTAATCCTCTTGCGTTTCAACAACGTACGATTTCTGCTACATCCGCTGCCCAAGCAAAAGAGAATGAGGAGAAAGCAACAGAGCTGGAAGGTAAAGTAACTACTCTTGAGAGCGATCCATTCTTTGTTACTGTTGACGGTGGAGGAGCGGTAGTGGAAGCAGATATAGATACTTTTGACGGAGGATCACCTGATGCCTAGTTTTACTAAACGCATACAACTACGTCGAGGAACTTCCAGCGAGTGGACGACAGAGAATCCTGTACTACTTGAAGGAGAACTGGGAATCGAATTAGACTCAGCTAGAAACAGGATTAAGATCGGAGACGGGACGACTGCGTGGAACTCTTTGCCGTACTTCTTAGATGCTCGTGAAGAGGAAGTGGGAGATTACCAAGACTTTCTTGATGCCTTGACCGCTCCGTAATAACAGTTATAACACCAAGGGATGAGCAGTTTACTTACACAGTTAGGTCAGAAGGTTAAAGCCAAGCTTGATAACAAGTTTGATAAGTCCGGAGGCTTGATTAGTGGTTCGGTAAATATATCACAATCTCTGCAAATTGGATCATATCTTACATCTAGTTTACCAGCAGCTGGCACATCAGGACGTATCATTTATGTCACGGATGGGGATGGAGATGGTGGTCCTTGTATAGCGGTTGACGACGGAACAGCGTGGAAAATCGTAGAGCTTGGCGGTGCAGTACCTACTGTTACTCATATACTTGCAGAAGATGGAGATAGCTTAACAACTGAAGCTGGAGCTATTTTAATCACCGAGCCAGCTTGACAGTTATTAGCTGTCCTTATACTCTTTCTAAACACAACTAACCCACAACAAAGGATTATATATTATGTCTAGTTTG